TCTGATAGTGCTATTTCTCTTAGTGGTAGTGCCGAGGTATTTATTGCAGCGACTGTCGCGGATTTAAACCCTCTTTACGCAGCCAACGAAAGTTCTCCAGCAGCACAGCCAAGCGCAACAGGGGCCAACGCTATCGCCATAGGTGATAGTGCAGTGGCTAGTAATCAAGATTCTATAGCTATTGGTGATGGGGCAAACAGTGCTGCCTATTTTGGCGTAGCGATTGGGTGGGGCGCATCTACAACATCTAACGGGTCAAGGGGTATAGCCATTGGGAAGAGTGCCACAACAGATGGCATTAGTTCTTTTGCCGCAGGGGATTCCGCTACAATCACTAATACTGGTACATCAGCGGTAGCTTTAGGTACTTCCCATGCCGCAGGTACAGACAGCTTCGCAGCGGTTATATCAACTAACTCAAGTTCCTACGGGGCTAGTGGGGGAAATTCTGTAGCGATTGGGCCGAACGCAAAGTGTACGGGAGATGGTGTTGCTATAGGAAGGGCGGCACAATCTACAACAAACTATGCTTATTCAATCGGGTTTGGGTCAATAGCGTCAGGCAACTATTCGTTTTCTGCTGGACGTGATACAACAGCGTCAGCACGAGCAACCGTTGCTTTGGGCGAAGCATCTTTGGCAAACATTCAAGGAAAAATGTCGTTTGCTTCAAGTAAATTTGCAGCTAATGGTGACGCTCAAGGTGGTCAATTCATCTTACGGTCTGATACTACAGATGCCACAGCGGAAGCTATGACTACAAGCAATAGCGCCGCCAGTGCTACCAACCAAATCGTAGCCGCATCAGACACCTGTATCACCTTTCACGGCACCGTAGTCGCAATGCAGAACGGGGCGCAAGCCCATGCTGGTTGGGAAATCAAAGGCATGTTGGTCAACGATGGCGGCACTACAACATTAGCCCTTGGAAACGTGTCTGATATGGCGGCTACAAATGCTTCTAATTGGGTAGTAGCACTCAGTGCAGATAACACGAACAATGCTTTAAAGATACAAGTTACAGGTGAGGCTAGTCATAACATTCGTTGGGTGGCTAACGTACAGACCTCGGAGGTTACATACGCATAATGGGTCAAATTGAAATTAATCATACAGGGTCTGGTGGAGGTATTGTCCTTAGTAGTGACGGTACTGATCTCTTACTAGGTGGTAGTGCTATTGGTGGTGGTGCTGCTGCTTATACTATTGATACAAAAACTGCAAACTATACAATTGTTGCTGGTGATCTTGGAAAAATTATAAATGTAACTGCTAATGATGTTACACTAACCCTTACTGCTGCCGCAACTTTAGGTGCAGGATGGTTTTGTTATATACGAAATAGCTCTGCTGCCAGTGGGGACATAGTTACCATAGACGGAAATGGTTCTGAAACCATTGAGGGTGGAACAACATATGCATTGTACCGTGATATGGGGGTGCAATTAGTCTGCGATGGCAGTAATTTCTTTTTAGTCTATACGGGTAACTCTGGATTAGCCTCTAATGTTTTAACCACAGATAATAGTAGTTATTTTCAACCTGTTGCTAGTGGAGATCAAAGTATTGCGTTTGGGCAAAGGGCAGAGGCTACAGGATATAGGTCCATTGCGGCTGGTGGGTATTATGCTAGAGCGGAAGCTAGTGAATCTGCAGCTATTGGTGGATCAAGTGCAAGAGCTAGTGGCAATAACGCTTTAGCAATGATGTCTTCATCTCATGCTAGTGGTGCTAACAGTATTGCTATAGGTTATAATGCTTCTGCTAACTCTGCTGAATCTGTAGGTATAGGAGCATCTGCAAAAGGCTACGGCACAGCAGCAGTTGCGCTAGGTAATTCCTACGCCTCTGGCACAGACAGCTTCGCAGCAGCTATAGCTAACAACACTTCAAGCTACGGGGCTACTGGTGCTAATAGTGTGGCTATTGGTGCAGGATTAGCAAGAGCTACAAACTCAAGAGCTATGGCGTTTGGCAATAATGCAATTGCATCTGGCGCAGATAGTGTTGCAATTGGTAGGAGCACAGACGCAACCGCATCTGCATCATTTGGTTTTGGTTATGCAGTTTTAGCGAGTCATGCTAATAGTGTGGTTTTGGGAACGTCAGCATCTTCATCAGCTATTAACCAAATTACACTAGGCAGCAACAGTGATACAGTACGCATATCCTCTGCCTACACCCTACCTACCGCAGACGGTAGTGCTAACCAAGTTCTTACCACAAACGGTTCTGGGGCGGTATCGTTCGCAGCGGCCCCAAGCCCTGACACATTTTCAGATAATAAAGAATATGGCGTTAATCCAACAACAGCGGGGAGTGACAGCTTTACCATTGGGGTCTCTGCCACTTGTGCGGGAGACAATTCTTTTGCTTTGGGCGTAAGCGCCGCATGCGCGGGACAGGGTGCTGCCTCAATGGGGAAGTTCGCTGCGGCGGGGGCGCAATATAGCGCTGCGGTTGGTTATAACGCTTCATCGGGTGGTGACAGTTCATTGGCGGTTGGATACGGAAGCGCGGTAGCTTCTAATTCAGCTTTTGGAACGGCTGTGGGGTACGAAGCAGAGGTGGCAGCAAGTTCTTTTCAAGCGATGGCTTTAGGTAGGTCTTACGTGTCAGGTCAATACGCTACCTCAATAAATATTGGGAATCATTCTTCTAGTTATGGTGCGGCAGCGACATATGCGACTGCTATTGGCTACCAAGCGAAGGCTACGGGTTCAAATTCTACAGCCATTGGTCCAAGGGCTACAGCTTCAGGGGACTCAAGTTTATCTTTATGCACAAGTTATGCAAATTATGGGAATACTTCCAGTGGTTTAAACTCAATAACGATTGGCGATGGTAATTCAGCGAGTGAAGTTTCATCTATTGCAATTGGTTATGGCGCAAAATCTGAAGTTAAGGGCAAAATAGCTTTTGCCAGTAGAAGTTTTGCGGATGGAAATGCAGAGGGTAGTTCACAAGGCGGTATTTTCATTCTTGTGTCTGACACTACTGATGCAACAGCGGAAGCAATGACTACAAACAATAGCACTGCCGCTGCTACCAACCAAATCGTAGCCGCAACAGACACTTGCATCACTTTCTCAGGCACTATTGTTGCTATGCAAAACGGGGCGCAGAGTTACGGGTCGTGGGAAATTAAAGGGCTTCTTGTAAATGACGGTGGAACTACAACAGTTCCTAACAGCGCAATCACAGTAATCCAAAATGCAAGTTCTTGGGGGCTAGCGTTGAGCGCAGACAACACCAACAACGCGCTAAAAATCCAAGTAACGGGCGAAGCATCACACAACATCAGATGGGTGGCGAACGTCCAAACGGCAGAAGTCACGTTTGCTTAAAGGAGCACCAAAATGGCTATTACAAACAATATTACACAAGAGACTTCACAGTACGGAGTAAAATTTGACGGTGCTTATTATCGCATCGTCACGGCATCAGTCACACGGCAACGCGGGTCCGACCCTAAATTTAGCGTGATGATCGACTTGAGTGCTTACGCCACTGCATCGCCAACAGACGATACTCGCGAGGTGGATTTTAAACGATATAACGCACCATTGGACGCTGTAGAAGCGGCATCTGGTGCTACGTTTTTAGCCAAATGCTATGCTTGGGTAATGGCGCAGAGCGATATGTCAGGTAGTAGCGCAGCATAAAAAGGTTCAATTGAACCAAAACTGCAGGATAATACAATGAGCCTCACTATAAATCACCAGACTAATGATATAAGCGCATCTTCTGGCGCGGCGACTGTTGATGGGGCCGCTGTTGGCACCGTTACAACCGCTGGAGCGGTTGGGACGTATTCACTTTTAGGTAAAATAAATGGAGCCACTACGAGCCTTGGTTCAGACGTTTCAGGCAGTTCACTTAGGTACAGTAGTACTTATGCCTACAGTCCAAGTTATTATGGTTTGTCAGGCAGCGCACCTAGCGGCACATGGCGGTGTATGGCTGTAGGGGGAGCGTATAATCAAACCACAACCTCTGGCATGGCAACAACAGTTACTGTTTTCTTGAGGATATCTTAATGACTATTGAAATTACACAAGTGCGAAATGCTAAATCATTGCAGTCTAACAATGCTCGTATGGATGTTGAAATAAATCACCCTAAATACGGCTGGATACCATACACTTTAGACCCTTCTGATACTGACACTACAATCAATAATGATAAAATTATGACTTTGATAGGTACGGATTTTTCAGCTTACGTTGCTCCTACTCAAGCAGAATTGGACGCAATATCAGCAACAAATATTCGTGCTGAACGCGATCATATTTTGTCTACAGTAGTTGATCCAATGGTTTCTAACCCACTTCGCTGGTCATCTTTATCATCTGAAAAACAAGCTGAGTGGTCAAAGTATAGAACAGACCTGTTGAACGTGCCGCAACAATCTGGATTTCCAAGCAGCGTTACATGGCCTACGGAACCTAGCTAGTGCTTGGCTTTTCCCCTCTTGCTGGAGCGCCTCTTGCTAGTTCTGGTAGTGCTTCTGCATTGGTATCTGTTACTGGGGTTGCTGGTACGGGGGCGGTTGGCTCTGTCACTACTACAAGCACGGTTGACATATCCGTAACAGGTGTTGGAGCAACAGGCGGTGTTGGTTCTGTAACCATAACGGGTTTTGCAACTGTCACTGTTACGGGTGTCTCTGGCACAGGTGAAGTAGGCGGAGCGGCATCTTCTACCGACTTAGATGTAGGTGTTACAGGTATTGCGGCTACGGGATCAGTAGGTTCTTCTTCCGTTGTAAGTAACTCTAGCCTTTCTGTCACGGGTGTTGCAGGAACAGGTTCTGTGGGGTCCGTGGTTATTGCCCTTAGACAACCTGTCACGGGCGTCTCTGGCACAGGCGCAGTAGGAAGCGCATCTACCACAAGTAGCTCAGTTATATCAGTTACAGGTGTAGCGGGGACAGGCGCAGTAGGGAGCGTATCTCTTAACATTGATTCCAACATTCCCGCCATAATGGGAGAAGCCCTTATAGCGATTACTGACGGTCTTTTTGTGGGTGGCGGCGGTGTTAGTGGTGACGCAAATGTTTCTGTAACGGGAGTTTCATCCACGGGTGTGGTTGGTTCCGCAACGACCACTTCTTCCGCAGACATATCCGTCACGGGTGTTGCGGCTACGGGTGTGGTTGGTTCCGCAACGACCACTTCTTCAGCCGATATATCGGTTACAGGTGTTGCGGCTACAGGAAATGTTGGCACTACTTCAATTACTTCAGACAGCAATCTATCAGTTACAGGCGTTTCTGGCACAGGCGCGATAGGATCGCCTACAACTGTCGTTGATGTAGATGTACCCGTCACGGGCGTTTCTGGCACAGGCGCAGTTGGCTCTGTGTCTACCAAAGTAGACAACCCTGTATCAGTTACAGGCGTTGTTGGCACAGCCAAAGTAGGAAATGCTTTTGTTTGGTCAAGAATACAACCCAATCAAACTTCTAACTTCTCAAATATAAACCCATCACAAACCCCGTCTTGGACGAATATCGCTGCTTAGGTTCAATTGAACCAAACCGTACAGTTGATTAAATGACTTAGCATGGGTATAGTTCAAACATATTTATAGTTGAGGTCACGGCATGGCTACATATACCGCATCTAACGCGATTAAAAAAATAACTACGGGGGATGAATCTGGTTCGTGGGGCAGCAGCACCAACAACAACTTTGATATCATAGACCGTGCTGCGAACGGTTTTGTTTCTATTGCTTTGTCCAGTACTTCGTACACTTTGGCGTTATCAACTACGGCTGTTTTGTCCAACGGACATTACAAGGCGATAAAGTTTACTGGAACTCCGGGTGGTACTTGTACGGTTACATTAGAGCAAAATGACAAAGCTAGAATGTATATGATCCTTAATAGCACAAATCAAAGCCTGTCCATTACGCAGGGGGCTGGAGCCAATGTCACTATTATTGCTGGAAAATCAGCTATTATTTTAGCTGACGGTGCGGGATCAGGTGCGGCGGTTACAGACTTTACTGCGCTTGTTAGTATTTCAGAATTGAACGGCATTACTGCGGGGACGGTAACCGCTAGTAAATCAGTTGTCGTTGATGCCAACAAAGACATTACGGGCTTTAGAAATATTACAGCTACGGGAGAGTTAGATGCAGCTACATTAGATATATCTGGCGATGCCGATATTGATGGCACCACTAATTTAGACATAGTCAATATTGCTGAAACTACAACTATAGCAACGGATAATAAAATACAGTTTAGAGATACGGGCCTGTACATTAATTCCAGTGCGGATGGTCAGCTTGATATCGTTGCAGACACTGAAATCCAAATTGCGGCAACAACGATAGACATTAATGGTGCCGTGGTTTTAGATGGAGCGATTACAGGAGCCACTAACATTACACTGTCAGGTGAGTTAGATGCCGCAACATTGGATATATCGGGTAATGCAGATATAGACGGCACTCTTGAGACAGATGCTTTATCCATAGATGGCACAACAGTCACTAGCACAGCGGCTGAGTTAAACATTATGAACGGTGATACGTCTGCCTCAGATGTGACTATTGTAGACGCAGATCAGTTTGTCTTAAATGATGAAGGCACGATGAAGCAGGTTTCTGCTACTAAAATAGCAGACTATGCTGCACCTAGCACCACTTTAGGAGACGTAGGCACCTATGCATTTCTGGCCCGAACAGCAACAGGGCAAAGCGACTACATAAGTGTAGGATCAACATACGCTGGAAGTGTGTTGACATACGCTGGTGTGTCTAGGTCTGCTGGTAATGCTATAGTTATCTCTCCAAGTGGATCACCTTCTGGAACGTGGAGGGCAATGGGTAATGTTGGTTCTGCGTTTACTGGATTCAACCAAAGAGCAACTTCATTTGTGAGGATTTCATAATGTCTGCTACAATTACACAAGTGCGTAATGCTCAATCACTTAACTCTGATAATACTCGGATGGATGTGGAAATTAATCATCCCACTTACGGTTGGATACCGTACACCTTAGACCCTTCCGATACTGACACTACTGTTGATAACGAAGCGGTAATGTCTTTAATCGGTACAGATTTCACCTCTTACGTTGCACCAACTCAGGCAGACTTAGACGCAGGAACAGCCCTTCAGATTCGTTCTGATCGTGACTACAAGTTACTCACAGAGGTTGACCCATTAGTGTCTAACCCTTTGCGCTGGGCAGAGCTGACCTCTGACAAGAAGACAGAGTGGTCACAATACAGAACTGACCTATTAAATTTACCACAACAGTCAGGTTTTCCTAATGCAATCACTTGGCCTGAAAAGCCAAATTAGGACAGATATAAAAATGCCTCTTTTAGACCTTAAATTTAAAGCTGGAATAAACAAAGAAATAACGCCGTATTCTGAAGGAAACGGTTGGGTGAATTGTGACAAAATACGTTTTCGATTTGGGTATCCTGAAAAGTTAAACGGTTGGGAAAAAAACTCAAACGAAGCTTTCTTAGGTCAATGCCGTGGAATGCATGAGTTTGTAGCGTTGAGTGGCGAAAAGTTTTTAGGCCTTGGGACAGAATTAAAGTTCTACATTAAAGAGGGTGTTGACTTCAAAGACATCACTCCAATTAAACAAATCACTTCTGCTGGGGATGTCACTTTTTCTGCATCAAACGGATCACCTGTAATTACTGTATCAGATACAAGTCATGGGTGCGTAGCAAATGATTTTGTAACCTTTTCTGGTGCTGTTTCTTTGGGTGGGAACATTACAGCAAATGTTCTCAACCAAGAGTATCAGGTTACAGAAGTTGTAGATGGGAACACTTACAAAATATCAGCTAGAACCGTTAGCACTATACCAAGTGTTACGGCCTCAGGAGGAATAAGCGCCACGGCAGTAAATGCTACAGGTAGCGACACAGGCAACGGTGGTGGCAGTGTTGTTGGTACTTATCAAATTGGAACCGCTTTAAATAGTTCGGTCTTTGGTACTGGTTGGGGTGCGGGAGTTTGGGGTGGCACAACTACGGGCGCTCTTACTACAATTTTAAATGAGGGCGGTACACTTTCAGCTAGTGACACTACTATCACCGTGACTAACACTACGGGTATTGTAGCCAGTGATATTGTTCTTATAGATGACGAACTTATTCTGGTGGGGGGCATAAGTTCCAACGATTTAACGGGATGTACCAGAGGACACAAAGGCACCACCGCCGCAACACATGCAAACGGTTCTGCTGTTAGGCTTGCAACGGGCAACGCGGATACAGCGGATGATTTTTCTGGCTGGGGATTGGCTCTTATTTCGGGGACAATTACGCCCTCTGCAAACTTACGCATTTGGACACAAGATAACTTTGGTGAAGATTTGCTGTTAAATGAAAGAAACGGCAAAATTTACTATTGGGATAAAACAAATGGTGTAAATACACGGGCTAAGTCCTTAACGGACAGTAGTTTGGGACTAGGCACAAGAACTTCAGTTCCTACTATAGCCACACAAGTTCTTTTATCTGACAGAGACAGACATGTCATTGCGTTTGGCGCAGATGGCCTTGGGGCCACCTCATCCGCAACGGATGGTAATGGTATTCAAGACCCATTGTTAATTAGGTTTAGCAGTCAAGAGAACCCTGTCGATTGGTATCCCACCTCTGTAAGTACAGCGGGTGACTTGCGGATAAGTTCTGGTTCCAAAATAATTCAAGCCGTTGAAACAAGACAACAGATATTAGTGTTCACGGATGTTTCTATTCACGCAATGCAGTTTCTTGGACCACCGTTTACGTTTGGTATAAATTTAATCTCTGAAAACATTACTATTGCTAGTCCAAAGGCTGCAGTTGCAGTGGACGATGCAGTATTTTGGATGGGATCGGCAGAGTTTTATGAATTTAATGGTGCTGTTCAAAGAATACCATGCACCGTTAGAGATTATGTATTTAATGACATTAACACATCCCAATCTGACAAGATTATTGCAGGAGCCAACGTGTCTTTTTCGGAGGTTTGGTGGTTTTATCCATCCTCTGATTCCACCGAAAACAATCGGTATGTAGTCTATAATTACCTTGAAAAAATATGGTTCATAGGAAACCTATCTAGAACTGCTTGGTTGGATCGTGGCATATCTTCCTTGCCTCTCGCGGCGGCAAATAATAACTTCTTGTATAATCAAGAGGTGGGCGCACAAGATGACGGATCAGCCATGACATCATTCATTGAGTCTGGTGATATGTCTATCACAGACGGCAATCAGTTCTCTTTCATTAATAGAGTTATACCAGACATTAATTTTAGAGAAACGGTAGATACATCTTCTTTAGATTTTATATTGGACGCTAAAAGTTTTCCCGGTCAAGTAGACCAAAGCTCATCAACAAACACTGTGTCAAAGACATCTAGCACACCCGTTGATCAATACACGAATCAGTACTTTACACGTTTAAGAGGGCGTAGCTTTACACTCAAAGTACAGTCTACAGATGCAAACGTACTTTGGAGATTAGGTGTGCCTCGCATAGATATTAGACCTGATGGGAGAAGATAATGGCTTCTAACACCCCCGTACCATTCTTTCCGATACCACCACAAGAATACAGTAGAGCGTATTTAAACGAGGTAGTTCGTTCCTTCTCCGTGTTCCTAAATCAGTTCAATAATACTCAACAAGTGGCAGACGATGATACGACTGCCCTAAGCTGGTTTATGGGCTGATGGCTAACGCATATATAAACGCAAAGGTGGACCTCACGACAACAGGTGAAACCACGTTGTATACTTGTGGTCAGTTCACCACTGCAATTGTAAAATCTATCATTGTATCGGATGATAGCAACAATCCTGACACCCTAACACTAACAATAACTAGTGGTGCAAGTGTTTTTAATTTATACAAAGACAAGGCCGTTGGGGCCAAGGGTACGGTTGAGTTGTTGACAGCGCCGTTAGTAGTACAGGCAGATGAAGTCTTAAAAGTTACGGCTGCGACAGCAAATAGACTACATGTTGTCGCTAGTATTTTAGAGATCACCTAATGGGACGCGATGATAAACTTATAGAACTGGAAAAAGACATGGTTGCTTTGCAAACAGAAGTTAAAATACAGTTCAAAGAGTTATTTACTAGAGTTAAGCGACTAGAAACAACCTTAATAGCAGCGTCTGGTGCTATTATATTAATGTTAGTGACTATACTGGTCAAAATGGGGTAGGTTCAGTTTAGGTTCAATTGAACCAAACTAAGCTTGGTTTAAAAAAATGATAGACCCTGTCACAGCATTCGCAGCCGCCAACGCCGCATTTAAAGGCGTTAAAATTCTAGTAGGTGCTGGCAGAGAAATTCAAGATGTTAGCAAGCAGCTTGGGGCTTGGTACGGAGCTGTTGCAGACATTACCAGAGCTGAGTCTCAACGCAAGAAACCCACATGGCTGGATAAGCTATCTCACGGCACTGACAACATAGAGCAAGAAGCTATGGATATTGTCATCCGAAAGAAAACTTTGCTTGAAAAGGAAAAAGAGATTAAGTTCATGTTGGACTACAGGTTTGGTTTAGGCACATACGATGAGATGCTTGGTATGCGTAGGCAAATCCGTAAAGAAAGAGAAGAAACTGTATACAAGGCTATGGAAGCAAAAAGACAGATACAAAACAATATAGCGATAGCGACTTTATGTTTTGCTATAATTATTACTTTAGGCGGTGGTGGTTATTTACTTGTATTGGTTTCTCAATGATAAATGCTTTAATATTATCCGTAACACTGGCTGGTGTTGCAAACCCAACTTACGTTCAGTGTCATTTATGGAAGAGGTTTACAGACGCAAGTGATCAAAAGGTTTGTGTATATAGATTTACAGCAGGTTTTGGCGGCTTAGGATATCATTATCCAACTAAAAGCTTTTCTGAATGCCCAAAGGTCTTTAGCTGTATCTATGAAAAGAAAGACAAGCGACCAAGTTTGTCTGAAATATTAGATGGCCTTAAAGGAGGTTTCTGATGAAAGTAGCAATGGAAAAAATCTTAGCTTGGAAGATAATGCCACGATTAATGATGCTGGTCATGACTATCATGTACATTCGCGTCATAGAGTGGTTTATGGGCCTTCCTCAGGACGTTGTGAGTACACAGGCCACGGCACTAACGGCAACCGTCACAGGCGCACTTACAGGGGCGTTTGCAGTATGGGTAGGACATGAGAAATGATTGGTAAAATCATAGGTAGCCTAACAGGTCTTGCCACATCCATCATAGACGGAAAGACTCAAATTAAACTCACTGAGGCTGAGATAAAAAAGAAGCAGTTAACGGGTGAGATAGATTGGGACTTAGAGGCCATGAGGGCCACTGAAAATTCATGGAAGGACGAATGGATCACCCTGCTTTTCAGTATTCCATTAATATTGGCCTTCTGTGGGGATTGGGGCAATGACATAGTTGCCCGTGGCTTTGCGGCACTTGAGGTTATGCCTCAGTGGTATCAGATTGCCCTAGGTGGGATCGTTAGTGCCAGCATAGGAATGCGTTCTGTGAGTAAGTTCTTTGGAAAAAGATAACGTAATAAACCTGCTTGATTTTGGTTCAATTGAACTAAACGAGATCGACAAGCAGTTTATTGCCTTAGAGAAACAAAAGACCTTAATATCAGAGCAAGCAAAGCTCATTCATGAAAGAAATAAAAAGGAAGAGGATTGAACCGTGGGTTACAAGTTGGGAAAGCGAAGCCTATCAAGGCTAGAAGGTGTCAACGACGATCTGGTAACTGTCGTGAAATACGCTATCGGCGTTACAAAGCAGGACTTCAGCGTGATCTGTGGTCTGAGGACGATAGACGAGCAGAAGGCCTTAGTAGCAAAAGGGGCTTCGCAAACCATGAAGTCAAAACACATTGATGGCAATGCTGTTGACCTAATGGCTTATTGCAATGGTGGTCGATGGGAGCTTAACTTATACGATGAAATTGCTGACGCCATGAAGGAAGGTGCTGCTGCATGTAATGTAAAGCTACGCTGGGGCGCGGCTTGGACCATTGATGATATCGGTGTCTTTGAGGGAACGGCTGAGAACGCCATGAACTCATACATAGACACCCGTAGGTCTCAATCACGTAGACCATTCATTGACGCTCCACATTTTGAGCTGATGCTGTGATATGCATGTCTTCGCTTTAATGGTTTACCTTGGCTACGGCGAAGGTAGGACTTTGATAAGTGAAGGCATGTATTTTATGAGAATTGATGTGTGCAATAAGGTGGCAAGTGAAATGGTAAAAAGATACAGCTCACATGGCATACACCTAGATGATCGTGTTGTTGCGTACTGCATTGTTGAAGAGCTTCCAATAGACAGCAAAGCTACTATTTACTGAAACGTGTTGACATGATAATGATACGGTTAAACGCACTTTAGGTTCAATTGAACCAAACGGTCCTTAGGGGCAAAGGAGAATAACATGGTTCTTCCACTTCTAGCGGGAATGCTTGGATCAGGTCTAGCATCAGCAGGTATGTTAGGTGCTACTGGCTTCCTAGCCAATCCACTCATTGCTGGATCAATAGGATCAGGATTGGGGCAGTTTGCTCAAACAGGTGATGTCAAAGAAGGTTTAAAGACGGGTTTAGGTTCATACCTTGGCGGTGCGGCATTGGGTAAAGCGTTTGGCGGTGCTGACTTTAACATTGGAAAAATGACTCCAGACCAGTTTGGTGCAAGTCAACTTCAAGGCGTTAGCCCAGAACAATTTGCTGATGAAAAAGCCTTAACTGGAGCTTATGCAAACCAAGGAGATGCTTTAAGTAAATTAAATGCAACGCGGAGTGTAATTGATACCCAACGTGGACTTGACCCTAATTTCCTTGGCGGTCCAAAAGGGATTTTTACGCCAGAATTTTCATCCGACTTTCAAGCAGCAACTGGACAAGGCGTTATGGGGGGCGGTCTAGCACAGTTAGGTTCAGCAGCGGGTGTCGGTCAGTATCTAGGCGGTATGGCTGCAATGCCAGACTACGGCACAGGCGGTATCGCTCCTGAGGAAGAAAAAGAAAGTAGATTTGATGGCAGGGAAATAAGGCCTATACCTCGCATCCAAAATCAAAGGCCAACTACATTTAGGCCAGGATATGACGGTGAGTTTGACTATGGCATAAGCACACCACAAAGCGCAGATGATTTGTACAATTACAACTACAGAAATGGTGGCATGTTGAGGCGCATGTCAAACCCTAGAATGATGGGTCAGTCAGCGCGTCTTGCACGGGGCGGTATAGTGTCCTTAGCGGATGGTGGCGTACCTGAGGCAGCAATGATGCCACAAGAGGCTCCTATGGCCCCTACAGCGGCTCCTATGGCCTCTCAGGCGGCTGCAATGCCTAATGAGCAAGAGGTCATTGTAGAGGCTGCTAGGGCCATCAAGGGCATCATACAGGGCGAAGAGGCTCAAGTGGCTTTGGCTATGTTTGTTCAACGGTACGGTGAGCAAAAGCTACGTCAGCTAGTGACTAGTGTAAACTCTGGAGAGTTTGACCAAACCATAGCAAAACTTAGCACTGGAGAAGGCGGCATGGTGCAAGGCCCGACAGATGGGTCAGGCACCGATGACATGATGCCAGCCCGTCTAGACGATCAGCAAATTCTTCTCACAGACAATGAGTATGTCGTTAAGGCTCCTACTAGTGAAGCTTTGGGAGAAGATGTCTTAGATGTTATCAATGAAGGAAAGCCTGAGACAGTTGAAGCTGTCAAAAAGGCTGCTATGGGCGGCTATGCATGAAGGACGTAATTTTAGATAATCTAGTTTTAACTGCTGTACCTACTTCTGTAGTTGACGTTATCTGGAATGATGTATCAAGAGTTTTGCGTAGGTCTGTATTAACTGCTGATGGCAGGTTCGACCTGAACGATGTGCGTGACGGTATTAAGAGTGGTCTTTACGGCCTTTGGGTCGTAATGGAAGATGACAAAGTTGTAGCGGCACTAACTACTAGAGTTGTTGTATATCCTCAGTGTAGATCACTGGCTATGGATTGGATCGGAGGTTCTAGAATGCGTGAATGGTTACCTCAGGCTCAAAAGGTCATGACAAAGTTTGCTAAAGAAAACGACTGTACAGAATTAGAAGGATATGGTCGTAAAGGATGGGATAGATGGCTTCGCGCATACGGATGGAAGCCACACTACATAGCGTATAAGATGGAGATATCATAATGGGTAAGGGCGGCGGCGGCAGCAGTCAACCTCAACAGGTGACTACAACAAGCACGAACACCACTACAAATCTTCCAGATTACGTTCAGCCACAGTTTGAGCGTCTTTTGGCAAGAGCTGAAGCTCAGTCATTGGAGCCTTATACACCTTACACAGGTCAAAGGTTAGCTGAGACTGATCCAGATGTGTTTAAAGCATATGACATGATCGGTCAGGTAGCTTCCGATGGCACTCCTGTAACTGACGCTGCCGTAAAGTCTGCACAAACCTTAGCTGATCCTTACTCTGGGTACAAAGCATACACCGCTGATCAGTTTGAATATGACCCAATGACAGAGTTCACGGGCGATAATGTATCTAAATATATGTCACCATATATGGATGAAGTGGTTCAAAGACAAAAAGCTGAGGCATTAAAAGATTTTCAACAAATGCAAGCTGGTCGAGCTTCTGGGGCTATAAGTGCTGGTGCATTTGGCGGCTCTCGTCAGGGTGTCATGGAAGGCATGGCTCAAGATGATGTTCTTGACCGTATGGTGGGCATACAGACTGAAGGACAGCAAAGGGCATATCAGGATGCTCAGAATATGTTTTTGCAGGATCGTGGCGCACAGATGGACCTGCAACGCCAGAAGGCCGCAGAGCTTGCGCGTACACAGGGAATTACCGCAGAAGAAGCAGCCAGAATACAAGCTGGTGAGGTCGCTGACCTTACAAGGCAACAAGGTGCATTGGACTTTGCGTCAGGCCTTGAAGACAGGTCCAGAGCAGCCGCTATACAAGATGCTCAGTACCTTGAGACAGTTGGTAAAAGTAGACAGGCAGCGGATCAGGCTGGACTTGACTTGGCTTATGATGATTTCCTCAAGCAAAGAGCATTCCCAGAACAACAGTTGGGTCTTTATTCAAGTGTTCTTCGCGGCATACCTGTCACTCCAAGTACAACTGCAACAAGCATGACGCCTTATAACCCAATACAGCAAGCACTGGGTTTAGGTATATCTGGTCTTGGTCTCTATAAAGGGCTTATGGGATGAACATATTACAAGTACAGGATGACCTGAAGAACTTCTCTCAGCAGCAGCTAATCCAAGAGATGAAGCAGCCGAAAGGTGTAGCTCCTCAATTCCTTGTGCTTGGTGAAATAACGCGCCGTAAGCGTATGAGTGATGACATGAAGACCAGAGGTGCCGCTGATCAAAAGACAGTAGCACAGGAAGTAGTTTCTGCCGCTGGCGTGCCTCAAGGTGGTCTGGCTCAGATGTCTCAGGCTATGGCCCCGAAAAGTTCAATTGAACCAAACATGCAGCCACCAAATCAGGCGCAACCACAGGCACCAATGCCTATGGCTAGTGGTGGCATATTAAGTTTAGCCGTTGGCGGTAAGCCTAAAAAAGGAGAAACTTTCTTTTTAGAGTTTCCAAACAATAGCCCAATACTTGCTGGTGAACGCCGTGAAGTTACTGCTAACACTTTAGATAAGCTTAAATCAGAAATGCCTGTGTTTTTTAAGCGTATGCTTAAACGTGGTGAAGTTTTATCTAGTGAAGATGCTTCAGAGGCTTATAAAAAGACTGCAACAAAACTAGTCCCATTGCAGTTAAACTTTGCTGTGCGTAAGGCCAAAGAAAACATTGCACAGGCTGAAGAAGCTGCAAGAATAGCAGAGCTTCAAGCTGAGACAGGTGCCACTGATGATCAAGCTGTTACATCTGCTGGTAGGCCTACTGAATCTCAAGTAATTGATAAAGTACAGTCATTGGACGCTCCTGTAGCAGAACCTTCCGAGTACGACATTCAGCAAGATTCTGACATAGAGGGTGACCTCTTGATGGCAGATGATTATGAAAAGGCTGTATCTGATCGTTTAGCCCAAGATAACATAAGGCGCAGACAAGAAGCTGAAATAGCCCGTAAGCAATCTTCTATTGACGCTCAGACTGTACCAGATGCAGTTATACCGACAGGCACATCAGGCCCACCTAGTAGTGGCTTTGCATCACCATTACAGCAAGCTCAAAATGAAAAGGCTTTCCAAGAAAAGATTGCATTTGATGCTAGGTCTGATGAGGCTGCTGCTATAAGTGCAGAGATGAGAGAAAAGCAAGAAGCTGCTGTAAGAAAGGCTAGAGAAAACGCCAGAGCATATGCTGAGGGAAGGACTCCAAAACAAGAAGAACAACGAGAATTTGACAGAAAAAATGCAAGAGACAGTGCCATAACTGCCTTGGGTCAAATTGACAGAAGCAATGAACCTGTCGGCTTTAGACAGATAATGGAGAACAAAGCCCTTCAACAGGCGGCAATAGCTCAAGCCAATCCTAATATGTTTGGTGACCTTGGCGCACCCAACACAATGCAGGAAGAACTTGCCCGTAAGGCAGCGGAAGATGAAGCCGCTAAAGAGGCGCAAGCAGAGGCCCAGCTACAATCTTATTTAAGAAACATGGAAGCCCCAACAGATATGATTGGCGGCATTCAAGAGTCTGATCTTGTAAGAGAGATGAGAAAATCTAATGAAATGGCTAATCAAGCTCAAATAGACCAAATTTTAAGTGGTGGCCCTCAAGGCATGAACTTCAAT